TGGCAAAAGACCAAAACTGGCAACAGCAAATAAACAAAAAAGATGGGTGGAGATACAGAGAGACAAATATGGCATGGTATGACAGATTCTTAGGAAGAAATGATGAGGAGAAACTAAATAGTTCTCAACCTTTCATTGCCCTAGAAGAAGGCATGAGTATTGATACTCGTGAAAAGAAAGAAAATTATCGTTCAGCGTACGAGGAACTAGAAGTAGTTAATCGTGCTGTCAATATGATTGTTGACGATAGTGCTGATATACCGTTTGAAGTTGGAGATAAAGTACAAGGTATGACTCCAATAGTGCCTAATGTTCGTAGAAGTCGTGTAGACTTACTACTAAATAAAGAGCCAAACCCTTTTCAAGATGTAAACACTTTTAAGAGAAATCTTATAATTGACTTACTGATTGATGGCAACATCTTTATATATTTTGATGGAGCCCACTTATATCATTTACCTGCTAATAATGTTACTATAGAGACTGATACTAGTACTTATATTAACAAGTATGTATATGATGGAGCTATAGACTACACCCCGAAAGAAATTATACATATTAAGGAAAACTCATTCAAATCAATCTATAGGGGTGTACCTAGACTCAAACCAGCATACAGAACTATGTATTTACTGGATAGTATGCGCAAATTTCAGGATAACTTCTTCAAGAATGGAGCAGTTCCAGGATTAGTACTAAAGAGTCCTAATACTCTTTCTGACAGAATAAAAGAAAGAATGTTAACAGCATGGGCAAATAGATATAATCCAAAAAATGGTGGTAGAAGACCACTTATATTAGATGGTGGATTAGAAGTAGATAGCTTAACTAAAGTAAACTTTAAAGAACTAGACTTCCAACCTTCAATAGCAGCTAATGAGAAAGTAATATTAGAAGCAATGGGTGTACCTCCAATCCTTATGGACGGTGGTAATAATGCAAACATTAGACCTAATCATAGATTGTACTATTTAGAAACAATACTACCTATAGTTAGAAAAATGGGATATGCATTTGAAAGATACTTCGGATTTAAACTAAATGAAGATGTACATGGAGTTCCAGCACTACAGCCAGAGCTTAGAGACCAAGCAGCTTATTATGCAACATTAGTTAATACAGGTATAATGACACCTAACGAAGTCAGGGACGCAATGAACATGGAATCAATTGATGGACATGATGAATTGAGAGTACCAGCAAACATAGCGGGTAGCGCAGCTAACCCCGAAGAAGGTGGCAGACCACCTGAGGAAACAGAGGAAGAAACAAATGAATAAACCAGCAATTCTTAAACAGTTAATGGATTACTTTAACGAAAAAGGAGTAATTTATACCATTGACCAATACAAAGCAGCAACAGACGCTCCAATGCGTTTTATGGTTGCTAAAAGAGCATTTGGCTCTTGGGCTAGAATGACACAGATGATTAATGCCAAAATGGCAGCAGACGTTAACGCTAATGTAGCACCTGTAGTTAAAGCAGCCCCTGAACCAAAAGCAAAGCCAGCTCCTAAAAAAGCTGAAGTAAAGAAAGGTAAGTAATATGTCAGAGAAAATTTTTCATTGGTCATCAACTTTTAAAACATTAAGTGAAGATGATGACGGTAGTGTTAATATCAAAGGATATGCTAGCACTAACTCATCAGATAGAGCTGGTGATATAATTGACCATGACGCATGGACTAAAAATGGTGGACTGGAAAACTTTAAAGGTAATCCAATCATTTTATTCAACCATGACTATAATAGACCAATAGGTCGTGCTACTTCATTAGAAGTAAACGACAAAGGCCTGGAGCTTGGAGCTAGAATTTCTAAGTCTGCAGGAGAAGTTAAAGATTTAATCAAAGATGGCGTACTTGGAGCATTTTCCGTGGGTTTCCGAGTCAAGGACGCTGATTATCTAAAGGAAACCGACGGATATCAAATAAAGGACGCTGAACTATTCGAAGTGTCTGTTGTGAGTGTACCTTGCAACCAGACCGCAATGTTCTCGATTGCAAAATCATTCGATTCTCAATCAGAATATGATGAATGGAAAGCTGAATTTTCGAAAGAAAGTAAACAGGCTCATGATATGGAAGCAGTAAATACTGGTGAAATTGATGCGCCACAAGCCGTGGGTAAAACCACTCAACAGGAGAGACATATGTCTACAGAAAAAACTACTCCAAATGCTGAGTTAGACTTAAAAGCATTCGCGGAAGAGGTGGCAAAATCAACTGCTGCTAAAATCGCAATGCAACAAGCCGAAACAAAAGCAAAAGAAGTAAGCGAAGCCGAAGAGAAAGCTGCTGCAGAAAGTGCAGAACTAGCTGAAAAAGAAGCTGAGCAAGAAAAAGTTAAAACTATTGTCAAAGCTGGCATGTCAGGAGCTGAAAAGCTTGTAAGCGACGTTGAAAAACGCGTTGAAGAAAGACATGGCGACTTAGAGTCAGTAGTTAATGAACTACAAAAAGACCTAGCTGATAAAAAAGATGAGATTAACGCAATGCGTGAATCAAAAAGAGTCTTTGGCGACAGACAGGACAGCAACTGGCAGAAAGCCTTCCAAAGCGACATTGATGACGCTTGGGTTATGGGTCTTGCTACTGGTAAAGGCTGGGATACAAAACTTGCAAACGAAACTATGCAGAAAGTTAACGCACATTCAGGCGTTGGCGTTTCATCAGCTGATTTTGAGCAAACAGTATCAACAAATATCGAAAGAGATATTCAACTAGAATTAGTATTAGCTCCGCTATTTAGAGAAATCCAAATGCAATCAGCTACTCAAATCATTCCTATCTTACCAGATGCTGGATATGCAGAATTTACTTCTAACCAAGTAGCTTCTGGGTCTTCACCTCATGGTAACTTAGAGGAAAGAGGCGACGCTTATGGCGGTTCGTATTCAGGTGTTGACTTAACTGAAAGAACTCTTTCAACTAAAAAGCTTATTTCTCAATCTTACTTAGGTAACGAGACAGAAGAAGATGCAATCCTACCGATTCTTCCTTTAATTAGAGAGTCAATCATTAGGTCTCATGCAAGAGGTATTGAAAATGCAATCCTATTAGGTGACCACGCTGATGGCGTATATGGTACATCTCAAGCAGCTTTTGATGGTTTAATCGCTATCGCTGCTGGTGCAAACTCAGGTGGTTCTCACATCACTCAATCAGCTACTGCATTCGCATCTGAATCTTTAACAGCTTCAATGTTATTGAACGCTAGAAAGAAAATGGGCAAATATGGTATGAATCCTAAAGATGTGATTTATATTGTTAACTCACAAGAATACTTCAACCTATTATCAGACGCTGAATTCCAAGATGTCAACTTAGTTGGCAACATGGCAACCAAGCTTAATGGTGAAATTGGTGAAGTCTTCGGCTCTAAAGTCATAGTATGTGACGAGTTTAAAGCTCCAGCAACTGCAAAATTCTTTGCATGTGCTGTATACGCTAAAAACTACGTAATGCCTAGACTAAGAGGTGTTACTATCGAGTCTGACTACGAAGTAGCAAACCAAAGAAGAGTTCTAGTTGCATCGCAAAGAATCGGATTTACCGATATGATTGCAAACGCGACTTCAGTTCACGCTTTACAATACAAAGCTAGTTAATAGCTTTATTATCTTGTGGGAGCTATGCTCCCACGAGACTTTTTTAGGAGAAACATGGCAGATTTAGTAACATTACAACAGTACAAGGATTTTGCAGGACTAAAAAGTCTTGAGCATGATGCCCGTATTAATGTAGTTATTGACAGCGTTTCCCAACTCGTAAAGACTTATTGCGGGAGTTCACTTGTAGACTATGCAAGTACTAATAAAACAGAATATTTTGATATTCTTGATAATTATACTGATACATTAATTTTATCTGAGTCACCTTTATTATCAGTAGTCTCCGTTAAAGAGAGACAAAACCAAGGACAGTCATATGTTACCCTAATCACAGAAAATTCTGACAGTAGTGGAAAATATGAATACCTTACAAACACAGAGTCTGATAGCATAGTTAGAACAACTGCTA